TCGCCGAAACACGTGACCTTCGCGCGCTCTTTCGAGAGATCGAGATCCCACTTGTTGAGCGAGGCGACGGCGACGGCACCCGCGCCTCCGGTGGGGTCCAGCTTGACTTGTCCGCGACTGCCGTGAAGACGATCGACGTCTGCCATGTGCGTACCCTGTGCTCTCTCTCTGTCGCGGTGAGCGCGCCGAATGACGCGCTCGGTGTCATCACGCCGAGGTGCCGATGATGACGATCTTGTAGGTGACGGGCGTACCCGCGCCGCTGTTGGTGAACGTCAAGAGGTCGGCGCTCGCCGCCGTGACGGCGACGCCGGCGCCGGACCCGAACCACGCGAAGCCGTAGCCCGGTCTGATGGGCATCCCATCGCCCGCCGCGAGAAAGAGCGGCACGCCTGCGGCCCCTGGTCTGGTCACGTTGACGTTGTTGGTGTTGTCCGGGTCGGCGATCACGACGATCGCCTTGATCGACGCGAAGAGAATGGCCGCGCCGAACGCGTCGAGCAACACGCCCGAGAGGTCGAGGTCTTCCGTCGCGCTGGCGTCGAGCGTGCGCTCGTCCGTGAAGACGCGATCGGCCTGGCCGGCGGCGGTGCCGTCCACGAGGCTGTGGGCCAGACTCGCGGAAAACGCCAACGTGACCAGGCCGAGATCGACGGCTTTGGTCTGGCGGCCCACGACGCTCAACTGCATAACTGCGGAGACTGCCATCGGTGCCTACTTTCCTCTGCGCCTCTGCGCGGGTGTCGTTTATGCCGGCGCGGTCATCACGCGGTACTGCCCGCCGCGATGCTGCCAGCGAATCGATCGATCGACGTCGTCGACTTCGGTCATCCTGAGGCGGGCCTCTCGTCGCATGACCATGAGGGTGTGGTCCTCGATCGTGAGCGTGCCCATCTCGAGCAACACATCGATCCGCGCGGCCGCGGCCCTGATGGTCGTGACCTCCGTCGACAGCTCCACGGCTTTCACGGTGTAGAGCGCATCTTCGTAGGCGCGTCCGCCGAACATCGGTGCGTCGCGCGCGTCCACCAGCGACACGATCACGAAGCGCGTCGCCGCCCCGCCATGCGCCATCGACGGCCCCGCCTCGGCCCAGAACACGCCGTCGGGCAGCAACGCCCGGAGCGCCGCATCCGCCAGCAGCCGGTCGACGAGCGCCTGATCGATTGCGGAGGAATCAGGCATCGCCGGACACCAGGAGGCCTTTGCGCGTCAGGAGCGCCTTGAGTTGGTCGTACATCACGGCCCGCGCGCGCATCACCCGCGGAATGAAGACGTTGGCCGCCGGCATCGTGCCGCGGTCGGCGCCGATCGCCGTGTGTCGGGCTTGACTGCCGTGCTCGAACAGCGAGGCATGTTTCGCCGCCGCTTTCACGATGGCGCCCGCGCTGAACCGGCCCCTGACGTAATGCGTGACGAAGACCTTGTTGCGGAGACGGCCCGAGCGGACGTGGGCGCCGTACGCCGCCCGGATGTCCGCGGCGGCCCGGTTGGCCGCCCCTTCGACGACGTGCGAGGCCTCGCCCCGCAGCTCCGCCGGCAACGCCAGTAACAGCGCGCGGAGCTCCTTGAGCCCGTCCCATTTCACCGAGACGCTCACGGCACCACCGCCACGAGCTCGACGCACTCGAGCACGAGCTCCACATGACGGGCCCCGGGATCCGACACGCTGATCACGGAGCACAGCCGGGTGTCCCAGCTCAGCTGCGTCTGCGTCGTGACCTGCGGGTGATAAGGCAGCGTCACGGTGTACGACGCCGGCGCGACCACCGTGCCGGCGGCGCCGCGTTCGACGGCACGGCCCTCGATCTGCGCCCAGCTCGCCGGCGGGACGAGGGCCTCCCACAGCACCTGCGTGGTGCCGCCGTCCCCGTCCGGGATTCCCGGGCCCACCGGGTTCCGGAGGGTCACCCGATGCGGGCGATCGGCGATGGACGTCTGCGGCGCGATCAGGGCCATCAGGGCGCCCCGTATTTCCAGACGTTGAGGATCGAGCGGTCCGTGCTGGCGGCTGACGCGTCCTCGTTGCGGACGGCCCACGTGATCGTCGCGGCCGCGGTCTCGTCGATCGTGCAGGCCGCGGCATCGGTCCGCTGATTCGACGCCGCGGCCGGCTGAAAGCCGTACACCGTCTGGGCGCCCGCCGCGGTGCGGGTGATCGTCTGGATCGCGATCTCCGCGATCGCGCTCGAGACGGTGCTGTTGCTGGTCACCTGACAGCCGCTCGTACAGAGCGCCGCGTCCGGCGCCGCGTCTGTCCCGCCACAGACCGCCGAGGCGAGCGACCAGTACAGCTGCGAGCGTTTCCGGTCCGTGTTCGCGGCCGCGTGCCAGGCGAGCTCGACGACCAGGGTGTCGCCGTTGCGGGCCAGCGTGTTGGCGGGGATCGCGCAGCTCACCACGTTCCAGGTGTTCTGCATGGACGCGTCGGCGAGGCTCGTCAGCGCTTGACAGACGAGGGCGCCCGTCCGGGGCGCCGGCGTGAGCTCCTGGGCCTGCGCCAGCGCGCCGGCGAGCCCCACGAGGAGGAGCAGGACACGTCTCATGGCGCGCCGTACTTCCAGATGTTCAGGATCGAGCGGTCCGCACTGCCGGCCGCCGCGTCCTCGTTGCGGATGCCCCACGTGATCTTCGCGGCTGCGGTCTCGTCGATCGTGCAGGCCGCGGCATCCGTCCGCTGATTCGACGTCGCCAATGGCTGAAAGCCGTACACCGTCTGCGCGCCCACCGCGGTGCGGGTGATCGTCTGTCTCGCGACCGCCGACACCGCGCTCAGCGCGGTGCTGTTGGTCGCCAGTTGACACCCGCTCGTACAGAGCGTCGCGTCCGTCCCGCTACACACCGCCGACGCGAGCGACCAGTACAGCTGATAGCGTTTCGTGTTCGTGTTCGCGGCCATGTGCCAGGCGAGCTCGACGACCAGGCTGTCCCCGTTGCGGGCCAAGGTGTTGGCGGGGATCGCGCACGACACGACGTTCCATTGATTCTGGACGGCCGCGTCGACGACGCTCGTCAGCGCTTGACAAAAGAGGGCGCCCGTGCGGCGTGACGGCGTCCACTCCTGGGCGTGCCCAGGCGCGCCCACCAGCGCCAGCGTGACGAGGCCGGTGAGGAGGCTGGTGAGGCGGCGCGGCGTCATCGCTGGATCTCCAGCTTGTGCACGACCACGGTGCCCGTCGTGACGATGCCGTAGACCGGTTCCGACGGGCCGAGCGGCACGGTGATCGCGTCGCCCGCCGGGAGCTCGAACCCGGTCGCCGTCGTCACCGCCACCGCGCCGAGATACACGGACGCGGCGCCGGCGTTTCGGATCAGGACGCTCGAGCCGCCGGTCGTGCTGCCGGTGCTCACCAAGGTCGCCGTGCTGGCCACGGTCACGCGCGCCGCGGTGAGCGCGGCCAGCGGGCCGGCGAGCCCCAGCCAGAGCGCCAGGCCGACGAGGAGGACGCGACGGGTCATACGGGTCTTCGTCATCACAGATCCTTCAGGCCACGGTCTCGAGCCGGTAGGGCGCGACCTTCTCTTCGTATTCGTCGCGCCGCGAGGCCTCGGTAAATCGGTCCCGCCCGCCGGTGGCCGCATGGGCCACCAGGAGGCCTATGGCGTCGATCAGGGGCGGCTCTGCGGCCGTGAGCGCTGCGACCGACGTCCACCCGGCGACGATCGTCAGCACATGCGGCTGAAACCCTCGCAGGTCCGTCGGCCACGCGCCCGCGTCCGAGAGCGCCAGGCGCGCCGGGATGGGCGCCGCACTCGACGGGTCGAGCACGTAGTGCGTGGCGGCGAGCGTCTGGACGGCGCCGGCCGCATCGATCGAGGTCACGATCACGGACTGGACGGGCCGGCACGGCAGCTCGACCGGGCGGCGATCGCGCGGCAGGCTGTCGAGGAAGAGGTGGCGCGTCTGCGTCAGCAGGGCGAGGCCCGTGTCCTGCTCGACCTTGGAGCGCGCCGACACGATGAACCCGGTCATCAGCGCGTCGCGCGGGTCCCCGTCCGCCCAGTCGAGCCCCGCCCGCAGTTTGCCCTGCGCCACGGTGAGCGGTTGCACCGCGATCGTCCGCGTGATCGTGCCGCCGGCGCCGACCACCGTCACGGCGACAGGCACCGAGACATGCGTCGCATCGACGACCGTCACGACCCGCGTGCCGTCGACGGCCGGCGTCGATCCGAGATGGCCGAGAATCGCGACCGTATCGCCGGAGGCGAGCCCGTGCGGCGTCACCGTCGCGAGCACCGTCGGGCTGGCGATCGACGACGCGCCCAGCCCCACCACCGGTGTGACGATCAGCGAGACGGCGTGCGCCGCCGTGGCGGCGGCCCAATTGCTCGCCCAGAAGTTCGGCTGCGTAAAGGTCATGTCCGCGCGCGGCGTGTCCGCGCCCTGCGCCGTGGCCGTGTCCGGCGACAGCGATCGTCCTCATCGAAATCGTCGGAGGTGTCGAGCGCGATCCCGTCGAGCATCTGGGTCCTCATGGCTTTTTCCTCCGTCGATACGTCCCCGTGGTGACCGCGCCGGGCGGCAGGGTCGCCTGCACGACCTCGGCGACCAGCGGCGAGGCCGCGATCGCCACGGCGAGCGCCACCGCCCCCGCGGCCGCGTCCCGCGCCGGGGCTTGCGCCACGACAATCGGCCCGTGGTCCGCCGTGCACGCCGTGTGCGCGGCCCCACAGATGGGGCACGCGCCGGGATCCGTCCGGCCCATCGGGCTTACGCCGCCTCGAGCGCGAAGGTCAGATTGACGTCGATGTGCGTGCACGTCGCGAGATTGCCCGCGCTCGCCGCCTGGGTCCCGATCGTCAGCGCCGTGTTCGGGTCGAGCGGAGTCATCGACGCGCCCTCCGTGAGAATCACGGCGTTCGCGTGGCCGCGCTGAATCATCACGTCATCGGCCAGCGCCGAGACCGCGGTGACCACCAGGCGCACCGCGTTGCCGCCGCGCGTGCCGATGAGATCCACGGAGGTCGCGGTCGCGGCCGAGCCGCCGATCGCGGTCAGCGACCAATCGATCAGCCGGTAGGCGTAGCCGGCCAGCGCCGGCAGGAGCTCGAAGCCGGCGTTGATCTGCGCGAGCGTGACGCGCACGCGTTTGTTCTGGGGATGGACGGTCTGGGTGATGACGGCCATGATGATCTGACTCCTTCAAAGCGGGACGCGCCCGCGGGTCTGGTCGAGTGAATCGCCGCTACACCGCCGCGCTGAACGGGGTCGCTTCCGTGCCGCCCTGCGTCAGACGCACCTGCACGGCGTACACGTCCGCTTTGATGTCCTCGCACTCGATGACATCGCCGATTTCGCCGCCTTGCGCGTCGCTGTCCATCGTGATCGTGTCGCTGTCGGCGGCCGTGCCCCAGGCATTCGCGGCGACGCTGTCGCCGTCGAGCCCCAACGCCAGGCCTTTCATGGTGTCGTCGCCGGTCACCTTGACGATGTGCGCGTTCGAGGTCGGCGTCACGGTGACGACGAACCTGAATCTGGCGCCGGATCCGGTCGCGGCCGGCAGCGTGCAGACCGATCCCGCCGCGGTATCGAGCGCGATGGTCTTGCCGTCGTGGGCGAGGACCGTCACCGCCAGCACGGCACCGGCCGCCAC